TAAAAAGAATTATATATAATTCTTTTTATTTTACGAGAGAAAACTTTTTAAATTTTCTTTTTTGTAACAAATTGTAAAGATAAATTTTTCTAATAGCAGTAAGTATTTCAATCTGTTTTACAAAAAGTCATTCAATCATTCAACGAGATTTTTTAAAAAAAATGTTTTATACTCCAAAATGCGAACAGAAAAATTTTTTTATGTTCGCTCCCAATGAGGACACTGGGGCTTAGTGGCCGTGCGAAAGCAATGGAATTCTTGGGGAAGAAAGGGAGAGGTACTGTGTCTTGTATTAAGATGAAATGCTGCAACAATAGTATTGAATGCGGTAATTTATGGATATTGCAGGATTTTAAAGGATTTACAAAAAGAAAATTATTTATTGGGAAATGTAAAATCTGCGGGGATGAAGTCTGTTTACAAATAATGACAAATATTGAATCCGGTATAACATACCATAACCTATATACAGGTATTGAAGCTGTAAAAACTATTTACCGGGAAAAGAAACGTATCTCTGCTGCCCTGCCTAATATTAAATCCGATTCCTTATTTGGATGGGTATACGGGCACAATGTAGAAATCCGGAATAAAAATAAACAGGTTACTCAAGTCCGGCAATATGCTGCAGATTTCTCAGGAAATAAAAAGTTAACTAAAAAGGTGTATTTATGAATGATTTACCAAAGTCGACTCCAGAAGGTTTACCAAAACTGACCCTTAAGGATCTACCGAAGCTGACTCCCAAAGAAAATGCATTTGTATTTCATCTCTTTACTGATTGTATTAATTCCCCAACTAAAGCTTATAAGCTCTCATACGATTGTGAAAATTCTTCTGAAAATACAATATACGTCGAAGCTTCTAGGCTTATGAAAAACCCTAAGATTACCCTATGGATTGAGTACCATGAAAGTAATTTACAAGAATTTCAAAAAGAAGAAATCAAATATACAAGAAAAGATTTCTTTAATGATTTAAACAGAATTAGAGCAAAAACAGAGGATAGTCCAAAAACTGTCGGCGTTGCGCTCAAAGCTATAGAGCTCATAGGTAAATCATTAGGATACCTCAAAGAAAATGTTGAACTCTCAGGAAGTACGACTGTTCAAATGGGTGAAATTAAAATCGACAACAAAGCGCTTGATTTTAACATAGGGGGTAAATCAGGTTTGAAGGCTTCAAGTCCATCTACTCCGCATGTTGTAAAGGGTGAGAAAAAGGAAACTAAAGTAGATGAGTCTAATAATACCCGAGATGTTAAACCTTCCGCCCAAAATGTTTCCGATGATAACGGAGTTCAATAACTATGTTTACTTTTTAGGCGAAGGTGGACGTGGAAGCTCTAAAACCCAAAGTGTTGCCAGATTTCTTCTGTATTTAGGCGACAAATATAAAATAAAAATCTGCTGTGGCCGTGAAATCCAAAATACAATCAATGAATCAGTAAAAGCTGTATTTGAAACATTAATAGATGAATTCAACCTTAATTATACAGTTAAAGATAAAGAGATTGTACATAAAGCAACCGGCACGACAATTATCTTCAAAGGTTTCAGAGAACAGGGAAAAGTCAATATTAAAGGGCTTGCTGATATTGACATTCTCTGGATTGATGAAGCAGAAGCAATAACAAAACCAACACTTGATGTAATTGTGCCAACAATAATGCGTAAGCCTAACGCAAGAATATTTTTCACAATGAACCGTTTCGCTAGAAACGATGCTGTATATCTCTTCTGTGTCGGACGGCCGGACTGTTTGCACATTAACATTAATTATTTTGATAATCCGTATCTGACAGAACAGATGCTCAAAGAAGCTGAAATATGCAAAGCGCGCAATGAAGCAGATTATAATCATATTTGGTTAGGTTTGCCGCGCGACCAGTCTAGAGATTTCTTACTAGCAGCTTCTAAAATTGATTATGCCAAAAGCCTTAGCTTTACTCCGGAAAATATTTATCACAATAAAGTTATGGCTGTTGACCTTGCTGGTTCTGGCGGGGATTTAAATGTTTTAAAACTGCTGGTCAGGCAAACTGCTAATATCTGGGAAGAAGTTCTTACCGAAAAATGGCACGAACCGGACACAGATATTACTGTAGGAAAAATCCTCTACATGTACTCAAAGTATAAGCCCGATATTCTAATCATTGACGCTGATGGTGTAGGCTACCCGATGGTTAATACTATCAAAAAATCTATCCCGAATTGTATTGCATTTCGTGGCGGGGGAACTATAAAAAATAAGAATACAACCGCCAAAAATCCACGTGCAGAAGGTTATCTGCTTACAAAAGAATTTTTCCAGAACGGCTGGATAAAGCTGCATTGTGAACAAACTGCAAAGCAGCTTGAATACTTAAAGGTAATTTATAAACCCGGATATATTGTGATGCAGTCCAAAGATGAAATCAGGAGTGAACAAGGTGAGTCACCTGATTACGCAGATACCCTGATGATGGCGATTTATGCAATTGACAAGTATTCCTATATGTTTCATTCGCCGGAAGATAACGGCGGTATTGGAAGAGTTGTAACTGATTTTGACCCGTTTGAGTAGGGGTAAAAGTTTAGAAATTTGAAAGGAAATTTTATGACAAGAGATGTAATTAAGGTACAGTGTCCGCTTTTAGATCATACTGAGTCTGTCGCGAATATCGGAATTGATAAAAAAGAAGTGACCGGAAAGATTAAGATTGAAGACGCTTTTTCTAATAGTAACAATTCGTTGTTTATCGTAATTGAGAATAAAAACGAGAACAATGAGCTTTTAACAGTAGAAGCTGGCGATGCATACCCGAATTCAATGTTAGGTGATATAGGGATAGAATTACCATCCGGAACATCTGCTATTCGACTTCAAGACTTATCCCGTTTTGAAAAAGCTGATGGTTCTCTCGATTTGGATTTTTCCGAAGGGTTCAAAGGTACTATTTTTGCCATAGCAAAGTTTTAACAATGAAAGGATGTGAAAAATGTGTTCATCACCTAAAATGCCTGCTGTGTCCGCCCCGACACAAACAGTTGCTACGCCGACTGCTGCGGATGCAAGCGTTACTAAAGCTAAAACTGCCCAAAGAAATAAAACCGCTGCCAACTCCGGCAGGGATATAAGAACAACTGCCAGAGGACTGGTAGAAGAAGCTAACACAACTAAGAAAAAACTTCTAGGGGAATAGGAAAGAAAGTTGAAAAAAGTTTAAGATGGATAAAAAATACGATAGAAAATTTTTTGAAACAAGGCGGAAAGAGTTAGATACTCCTTTTGAAGAAATTAAAAGCGATTTACAGGAATTAGCTCAACACTTTTATCCGCGTTCTGTTAGGTTCCTGGCTAACGAAGTTAATAAAACAAACAGAAAAAAGAATTCAAAAATTATTGATTCTACTCCTATAATTGCACTTAGAAATTTTTCCAGCGGAATGATGAGCGGTGCTACTTCACCTGCGCAAAACTGGTTTAAGTTCAAAATCAGAAATTACAACATGGAAAATGATTACGAAGTCAAATCCTGGTGTGCTGCAGTTGAAAAAATTACACGTGACACGCTGTATTCTTCAAAAGCATATGACAAGCTGCCTATTGTATATAAACAGCTCGGAGTTTTTGCTTTCTCAACGCTTGCTCTTGAATCTGATTATGATGATTTGTTTACCTGCAAAGTATTGCCAATGGGCTCTTACAGATACGCTAAAAATTTTAAGGGTGAGGTTGATACTCTGGTAAGAGAGTATTCTGAAACAGCCAAAAATCTTGTTGAACAATTCGGCGAGGAAAATGTTTCGGAAGCCGTCAAAACTATGAATGAAAAAAATCCGCAGCAATATGTCGAAGTCATTCATTTTGTTATGCCTAATCCTAATTATGACACAACAAAAAAATGGGCGAGGAATAAAAAATTTATCTCTGTTTATTATGAAAAAAGCAGCAAAGACGGAAAATTTCTATCTGAAAGCGGGTTTGATAAATTCCCTTACATAGTATTTGAAGCTGAAACAAACGGGGAGGATGTTTATCCGTCAGATTGTCCTGCTATAAATGCTTTGCCGGATTTAAAACAGCTTAATACAATGATTAAAGAGTATGCTAAGGCTGTTAAGAAAATTGTTTCACCTCCGCTCAAAGGGCCTGCAAAGTTTAAGAATAGAACAATTTCAACCCTTCCGGAATCTTATGTAGAAGATGTCGAAGGTAACGATGCCGGAGTAAGGCCGATACATGAAGTTAACCCGAGAATTTTAGAGCTTGCTCAGGAAATAACTTCTATGAAAAGTACTATAAAAGAACATTTCTACAATGATTTGTTTGCAATGATTTTGAATACTGCTGAAAGGGGCAGAACTGCTACAGAAGTTAATGAGCTTAAAGAAGAAAAAATGGTTCTTGTTTCCCCGCTTCTGGAACAGATTCACTCCGGATTGAAAAAATTCTTTGAATGGATATTGGAAGAATTGATTGAGGTTGATGTTTTACCAGAACCTCCGGAACAAATTCAAGGCGGGGAATTTGAAATTGAATTTGTTTCAACTCTTGCCCAAGCCCAGAAAGTTCAAAAGATTGCAGCTATGGAAAGATTTTCTACTTTTACGCTTAATTTAGCAAATGCACTTGACCCTATGCTCAGGTTTAAGGTTAACGGTTGCAAACTTATTGATGATTACGGCGATTTTGCAAATATTGACCCGTCACAAATTAATCCGACTGAATATGTTGAGCAATTGAGAGCCCAGCAGCAGCAAAAGCAGGAACAGCAGGAGCAGCTTGCTGCAATCCAGCAAGGTACAGAAATGATTAAAAATATTGGCGGTGTGGATGCTATTGGCGCGAATTTAGCTGCAAGATTAGGGTAAGAAGTTTAGAAGAAGTTATGAGTAAAACAAAAGAAAAAGATTTGAATTTAATAGTACATAATGCGCTATTAAATCAAGATTGTAAAGATTTCATCAAGCTTATTTTAGAGGAAACAGGGTGTTTTGACCGCTCTATTTGCTATGAAAAATACAAGCAATATTATTTACAAGGTCGTAAAAGCATTGGAAATTATATCCTTGAGCTTATACGAATTTGCGACTTTGAAAGTTATACAGAAATTCAAAAAGAAAGAAAGGATTAAAAGATGGGACAAGAAGATGTTTTGAATGAAGCGGGTGACAACCTTGACTCACAGTCATCAGAGGGGTTGCAAAAAAATCAAGGTGAAGATGGTGGGCAGGCAGACCCATCAGCTGAAAATCAAGCTGATGAAGGAAAGTCAGATAATCCGGAAGATGGCAAGGCCGATAAACCATCTGATGATACAGTGCCGGAAAATTACGATTTCTCAGCAGTACAACTGCCGGAAGGAATGGAGTTTGATAAGGATTTAACCGAAGAATTTGCCGGAATTGCTAAAGATATGGGGCTTTCTCAGGATAAGGCTGACAAGCTTATGGGAATGGGGGTTAAGCTTTCGTCCAAGCTGCAGGAAAAATTTGAGACTGCAATTAAAGAATCTCAGCAGAATCAAATTCAAACTTATAAAACAATGTTAAATACTGACCCCGAAATCGGCGGCGCAAATCTTAAAAAAGCTCTCACAGAAGCAAATGTTGCGTATGACACATTTGTTTCAGATGAAGCTGCTTCTTTACTTGAACAAACCGGATTGAATAATCATCCGGCAATCGTGAAAGTTTTTAGAGAAATCGGAAAGCAGCTCAAAAACGATACCATTAGAGGCGGAAAACAAAATACCCACACAAGGACGGCTGCAGACTGGTATCCTGAAATGAGCTAAAAATAAACTAATGTAAATGCATATAGAGAGGGGATTATTTGTAGTTACTGAAAACTATTTTAGTTTTCACAATTTATGAAAGGAATAAAATATGGCAACTCTTGCAACACAACATTTGACTATGCTCGATATGATGAAGCAAACCGTCGGTGACAGTATCGAAACTGACATTGCTGAAATTATGTCTGAAACAAGCGATCTTCTCTCTGATTTACATGTAAGCGAATGTAACATGGGAACTTTTAACAAATCAGTCGTAAGACACGGTTTACCAAAATCCACTTTTAGAAAGTTGTATGGATATGTGCCGACATCTAAATCTACTGTTGAACAGGTAGTTGATACAACCGGTGATTTGGAAAGTTATTCTACTCCGGATATTGACCTAATTGACCGTTCTAAAAATCCTGCACAAGCAAGGTTGAACGAAGGTAAAGCGTTTATTGAAGGTATGGCGCAGGATGCACAGGAAGCTATCATATATGGCTCACGTGTTGATAATGATGCAGAATTTGACGGTTTGGCTGTCAGGTATGCGCAATTATCCAATGAAAAGAAAAATATCGGTTATAACGTAATTGATGCAGGCGGTACCGGTTCTGACAATACTTCAATCTGGTTTATTACTACCGGTGAAAATGATGTTAAACTTCTTTACCCGGAAGGTTCAAAAGCAGGTATCCAGCACTACAATGACGGTGTCCAGACAGAAACAAACTCAAAAGGCGAGAAAAGAAAAGTTTATCAAGACCACTATAAGCTTTCTCTCGGTGTTGCTGTCAAAGATTGGCGCAGTACCTGCAGAATTGCAAATATTTCTGTTTCCAAACTTGAAGCTGGTGAAGTAGATTTGCTTAAGCTCCTAAGAAAAGGTTATTACAGAGTTAAAAAGCATATTAAAAAATCAGGACAAAAAACATTTATTTACTGCACCACATCTATTGCAGAGGCACTGGATGAAGCTGCAACTAATAAGCCTAATGTGAATTTGAATATTAAGGAATATTGCGGTGCTGATATTGCACACTACAAAGGTATTCCAATCAGAGAAATAGACCAAATTCTTGAAACAGAGGAAAGAGTTGTTGCTGCTGCTTCTGCTTAATAAAGGGCAGCATAGAGATCTAGAAGATTAGAGAATTCGCAATAAATAGCTAAACATCTCTTCTAATAAAAACGTTATATGTTGATTTGTGATAGTTGGATTTTCGGGAGAGGTTCTTCCAAAACTTCATCAACCTCTCCCATTTTTTTAAAAAGCTATACCTCTACACCGATTATAAGATTCCCTCTCTCTAATCCTCAAGGTAAGTGAAGCTGGAAAGTTCCAGCTTCAAACTGCCTCGTCAGTTCAAATAACCAGTATAAATTTAGAAAGGAATATAAAATGTTAGATGAATTACTAAAATTTTCTGAAAATCAAGCAATTACCGCAACTACTGTTTCAGAAAATACTCTTGATTTAGGTATTGCAAGAGAAGTTGCCTTTGGCGACCCTATACCTTTACTTGCAATGATTAAAGAAGATTTTAACAATCTTACAAGTTTAAAGGTGGCTGTTGAAACAGATAAAACAGACGAATTTGATGATCCTGTAGAGCTTGCTTCTTCTACAGTGCTACTCGCTAATTTGAAAAAAGGCAAGATGATACCGATTTCTTTTATGCCTGTCGGTAATAAAGGGTTTGTAAGACTTAAATATACAGTTACCGGTACTGCACCTACAACTGGTAAATTATCTGCATATCTTACTGATGCAGTAACGCAGTCTTATCATAACAAGGGGTAAATCAGGTTAGTAGCTGCGAACAAGATTGCCACGAAGCTGACGCTTCTCGCAATGACATTCAGCCTGATGTAAAAAATGGATTGACAAGGCTCTTATGAGCCTAGAAATGACGCTAAGTTAAAGCTCTCTCTTCTTTTTTTACGGACAAGGGGGGATTCACATCCCCCGCTTTTTTTAGAGGGGAGTAAATAAAGTTTGTAGTTGAAATATAAGCTCGTCCGCATGGCGGAAATAAAGAAAGGTAATGGAAAAATGAAAATAAAAGCAACGATGGATGCATGGTATCAAAAGAAAAAAATCAGAGAAGGACAAATTGTAGATTATAAAGGCCCGGATGTTCCTTGCTGGGGTACGCTGGCTGATGGCGCTGTGTTTGAAGCTGAGGATGAAGATAATGAAAATCTGAATCCGGATGACGATGATGAACAGGATGATGAAACAGAAGGCGAAGGTGAGCAGGAGCCAGATGTTGATAATGACGACAGCTTGAACGAAACGCTTGAAGTTTTAAGAGATTTGGCGGTTGAAAATGATATCTGGGTTGAACTTCCGGATAACTGCACTGCTCAAGAAGAAATAGAACTTCTTAGAAAAGAATTTATTGCAAAGAATGTAAAAATTAATTTTTAAGTTTAAGGAATAAAAATGTCCTACACACAAGAAGCTATATACAATCTGGCACTTAATCATCTCGGTGTGTCTGCAGTTGTGCAAAATACTACAACAATTAATCCGAGAATTACTGTGCTCAATAATCAGTATCCGATTGCAAAAGAACAGGTAATGAAATCTTTCGACTGGAATTTTCTTAACAGGTTTAATGAACTCACTCCATCAGTTGAAAAGTCGCCAGACCCGAGATTTCTTTATGCTTATGATTATCCGAATGATTGTATAGCTGCACGTTACATTGTAGACAGTATGGGCGGTAAGTATAAAAAATTTGATATAACAACAGATTCTAATGGAAGCAAAATCATCCTTTGTAATATTAGCCCGGCAATTCTTTGTTACACAAGAAACATTACTGCAAAAGTACCGGAGTCATTTTTTACCGCAGAATTTGTGACTGCATTAAGTTTTTATCTTGCATATCTCTGTGCTGACAGTATCACCGGTTCTGCTAATAAAAAGCAGCTATGTTATCAGGGATACATGACCGAACTCGCCAGAGCTAAAGCTATGAATGCAGCTGAATCTGTCGAAAAAGATGAGGATGAAACAACTTATCTGGATGCGAGGAATTAATGAGAGTCACTCAAAAAAGTTTTACTGGCGGGGAGTTATCACCCCCGCTCAATGCTCGTAATGATTTAGCAAAATATCAAAACGGACTTAAAAGTTTAAAAAATGGTTTTGTACATCAAGAAGGTGCTGTATCTAATAGAGCAGGGCTTGAATTTGTCGGCGAAGTAAAAGAATCGTCCTTATTCACAAGGCTGCTGCCTTTTTCTTTCAACACCGAACAAACTTATGTGATTGAAGCCGGAAATAAATATTTTAGATTTATTAAAGATGGCGGATACATCGTTTATCCTGATGACTATGAGGATGAAACGAAGCGGGGGCAGATTGTTGAAATCGAAACTCCTTTTCTTACTGATGAACTATACCTGCTTAAATATGCACAAAACGCTGACGTATTAACAATCTGTCACCCTAATCATCCGCAAATAGAATTGTCCAGAAACTCTCATTATGACTGGACTATCAAAACTATTGATTTTAATCCTAAAATTAATGCTCCTGTAAATGTAAAAGCTGTATGGACTGGCAAAAATGAAAATACAAGAAAGTATCAGTATCTTGTAACAGCTGTAAACGAAGATAACGAAGAGTCAAATCGTTCCAATCAGATAGAAGTCACCGGAAGATATGAGAGTTATTGGGCTGTCGGCGAATATATGACAATATCATGGGATGTTGTAGAGAATGCTATTGAATACAATATATACAGAGCTGTTAACGGTATTTTCGGATATATTGGAACTTCTACCACAAATTCTTTTGTAGATGAAAAAATTGAGCCTGATTTGTCTGCTACTGCACCAATTGCAAAAAATCCGTTTGAAGATAATTATCCTTCTGTTGTTAATTATTTCCAGCAAAGAAAAATTTATGCAAACACAAAGAAAAATCCGCAGACAATTTATACATCTCAAACAGGAACTTCTGATAACTTTAATGTATCAAGACCGCTTGTCGCTTCGGATGCTGTCACAATCACTCTGTCAGAAAGAGAAGTTAATGAAATCAGGCACATTGTAGCTATGAATGATTTGATTGTGCTTACTTCTTCTGCAGAGTGGAAAGTTAACGGCACTGACGGCTCATTTTCTGCAAGTCCTGCGCCTGCTGCTAAACCTCAGAGTTATTATGGATGTTCGCAGGTTATGCCGGTTGTTTCCGGAAATATGATATTATTTGTTCAAGCTGGCGGGTCTGTACTTAGAGATTTAGGTTATACATACGTTTCTGATAGTTATGACGGGGATGAGCTAACAATTTTTGCCAACCATTTATTCAGAGGACGGCAAATTGTTGATATGGCATATGCGAAAGAACCTTTTAGGATTGTATGGTGTGTGCTCTCAGATGGAAAAATGGCCGGACTTACTTATAACAGAAAACAAGAAATTTCAGGATGGCACAAACACGAAACAGACGGAAACTTTGAATCTGTCGTATGTATTAGAGAGGGGTTTGAAGACGTTGCGTATTTTGTTGTAAAAAGATTTATTAACGGTAACGTTCACAGATATGTTGAGCGTATGGCTTCAAGAATTATAACAAAAACTACGGATTCAATATTTCTTGACTCTGCTCTAAAATATGAAGGCGAGCCGGTTGATGTATTACACGGGCTTGAACATCTTGAGGGTAAAGAAGTTTATGTAAACGCTGACGGCGGAGTTGAAAGCCATGTTGTAAAAGACGGAAGCATAACTCTTTACAACGAAGCTTCTATTATATCTGTAGGTTTGCCTTATGAATTTGATTTTGAAACCCTCAATATTGAAGGGGATAATACTCACGGGTTGAAAAAACTTGTAACACGTGCCAGCATTAAAATCAATGATTCAAGAGAAGATTTCTTTATAGTAGGAGCAGATGGTCAAGAAGTTCAAAATGAAAGGTCAATTGGTGCAGAAGATGACAGTATTAATGATCCATCACTTTTAATATCAAAAGATGTTGATGTTACTATATTCTCTGAATACACAGAAGAAGCAACTGTTCACATAAAACAAAAATATCCGCTTCCACTTTCGATATTAAGCGTGTCAGCTGTTGTAGATGTGGAGGATGCTGCGTAATGTACAGGGCTGAGGTAAATATTGAAGATTGCAGATATGTTTTAGATAATTTACGTGAAGAGGATAAGGCAGAAGTTTTAGCTACACGCGGCGAAAATTGGAAAGAAGATATTCTTAACGATTTGAGTAATACTCCTTATCCGTTTTTGTTAGCAAAAACAAAACAAGACGATATTCCTGTATTAATTTGCGGGGCTTGGAGTACAGATATAAATAACCCCTCTGTCGGTATTGTTTGGTTATTAGCAACACCGGAGATTGAAAAACACCAGATTTCTTTTCTTAAAGAGATGAGAAAAGAAATCAATAAATATGATGAGCAATTCGGGATTCTATACAATCAAATTTACAAAACAAATGTTCTTGCAAAAAATTGGCTTAAATGGGCCGGGTTTAGATTCCCTTTAACTGAAAAAAAGTTAACTCCGCTAGATAGAATTTTTTCTAAAATAAAAGTCGAAGAGAATTTTGAAATATTTTATAGAGAAAGAGAAGTGAAAGGTTTAGGAAAATAATATGTGCGTATTTAGTGCAGCCGTTACAACTGGAATCATGACAGCTTTAAAAGTTATTGGAACTGTCGCTACAATAGCTTCTACTGCTGTTAGTGTTACATCTTCTATACAGCAGAGTAATAATCAGCAGGCAATGTATAACTATCAAGCAAAAGTTAATGAAAATAATGCTAAAATTGCTAACGAAAATGCTGCTCAGGAAAGGCAATCCGGATTAGAAGAAGCACGACAGCAGAGAATTAAGACTCTGCAGGCAATAGGTTCCCAGCAGGTTGCAATGGCGGGTAACGGGATTGATATAACATCCGGAACTGCACTTGATACAATAGAAGATACTGCGCAGTATGGTGAGCTGGATGCTTTAATGACACAGTACAATGCTGAAAGAACTGCGCTTAATTATGAACAGCAGGCAAGCAATTTTAATAATCAGGCAAATCTTGATAAGATAGCTGCTCAAAATGCTGCAACTGCAGGAAGGATAAATTCTATGACAGCTGTGGCAAATGGAATATCTAATATAGCAGGACTCGGAAATATGGGAAAAGTATCAAGTAAATGGACTCAAGGAAAGCTAACAGGAATGACTCCTTCTATTTCAAGTAAATCAGGAAGCGGGTATTCGGCAGTGTTACCAAAACTATATTAATAGGAAAGGTTTTATATAATGGCACAAGTACCAATATATAATAAACAAACTGTAGGTGATAAACATATAGCACATGCTTATCAAGATGTAAGCATTAACGGGGATATGATTGGCGAAAATATTGTCAGGGCTAATTATCTTCTTGGAAAAGCCGGTGAAAGGCTGGGCGATAAAATTAATGCACAGCTGGATGAATATAACAAAACTAAAATTGTTGACCTTACTAATAAATTCGATACTTATAGCAATCAGACGCTATATGATAAAGAAAACGGGTATTTCAATAAAACCGGTCAAAATGCAGCAGGACAAAGTATAAATGTTTTGCAGGGATTTGATGATTATGCATCGCAATTGATAGAGGAATCAGGATTAAGCGGAAGATACAAAGTTGCTGCTGTTAATTCACTTACAGCAAAAAGAAATGATGTATACAGAGCTGTAACAAAACACGACTTTGAGCAGACGAGAAACTGGCAAAATTCTGTTTATACAGAAAAAGAAAATAATATTCTTAATCAGGCCATTTTAGACAGAAATGACGATAACAGGTTATCTGCAGGTTTAAAACAGGGATATAATGCAATTACTCTGCAGGCACAGCTGCAAGGCTGGGATAATGATGTTACAAATCTCAAAAAAGCAGAATTTTCTTCACGTTATCATGAAAGTGTAATCAGTTCTTTGTTAGCAGATGGCAGTTTGCGGGCAAAGCTATATTATGATGCACATAAATCAGAAATTCTTCCAGAAAAACATAATTCTATTTTAAATGCTGTAACAACTAATGAACAGAGATACAAGGCAAGAAGCATTGTAGATGGACTTATTGCAAATGGTTATACTCCGGAACAAGCTTATAAAGAAATTGATAAAATTTCTAATTTTGATTTACAGTCGGATGTTCGCTCGCAATATGAAGGCAAAATGCGTGAGCGTGACAGGATACAGACTTTGCAAGAACAGCAGAAAAGTCAGGCTTCTTGGGATAAGGTTATAAGTACATTACAGTCAAATCCTGATGCAGCATATCAAGCCATAGATGTAACTCAATCACCGGAAGCTATTAAGGCACAAATGTCTTATATAGAACAAATGAGAAAATTCGGGGAAATTAAGACCGGACATCAGGTATATTTAGATTTAATGGATAAAATGACCTATGATGCCGAAGGGTTTAAAAATACTGATTTAAACCAATACAGGCCTTACCTTTCTGAAAGTGATTTTAAAAGCTTTAAAGAAAATCAAAGCAAAATAGGAAGTATTGAGTATACTATTCTTCAAGAAGATAATAAGATGATTGAAAATGCGCTTAAAACAATTGGCGGGCGCAGTAAAACAGAAAATGTTATTTATGCCGAAGCACAGGCTCTTGTCACAGAATTTGAAAAAAGACACGGCAGAAAGATTAATGATAGCGAACTGCAAGGAATTATTGATTCACTAGGGTATAAAGGTGAAAATGGAGTTGCTGTTTACAAGAATATTGAAAAAGGTATGGCTGAACAGGTAGGCTTTATTAAGACTATTACAAATGATTTTGCGTATTTTGAAAAAATTCACAAAAGACAGCCGGACTCAAAAGAAAGAGCTCAAATAATAGATCAGAGAACCAATAAAATAATCCAAGAGCAGCGGGCTACATTACAAGATAAAATTGATGCAACCTATGCAAAACCTCATGAAACAAAAGAATTAACATACTATGCGGATTCTTATCTTCCGCAATTAGAAAAGCAACTGGGAGTAAAGTTTACTGTTGTGGAAAACGGACGTTATAATCCGAGAGCAAAAGGATACAGCTCTTATCATAATGTAAATGGAGTTTCTCACGCTATTGATGTTTCTATGTCAGAGCATTCAAATTTAACTAAGGATAAGTTTTTTAAATCAGAATTAGAAAATCCGCAGGTTAAAAAAATTGGAACTTCTGACCCGTATATTTTAGCTAAGTACGGAAGTAATCCAAAGATTGTAAATGAAACAGAGTTTGATAAAAAGTATGGAACTAATCATATTAATCATGCTCATATAACATTAAAAACGGAAAACGGAAATCAAACAGCGCAAGCAGTTTACAAAGTCGGTAATTATACTGTTAGAGTAAAGGGGTAAATGAGATTTGTAGAAGAAATACAATCTCGTCCGCCTGTTGTAAAAAGGGAGTAGAATGACAGTTTTTGAAATAACAGCACCAGATGGAAGGGTTTTGGAAATAGAAGGTGAAAAAGCGCCATCTGAAACAGATCTTGACGAAATATTTAAAACTATTCCGATAAAAACAAATCCTGTATCTGATAATCAAGCTGCGCTTGAAAATATTAAATCAGCTGATACAGATGATGTTGGTATGACTTTAACGGAAAAATTTAACAAGTTAAGACAGGATGCTGCTAAGTATGCAAAAAATATACCGGAAAAACAAAACGGTATGTCTTGGTTAGAATATGCAAAACTAAGAAAAAAATATGATGAAGATTGGAATTTGCAAACTCCTGAATTAAATCCGCTAAAAGCTATGTGGAAAAACAGTGTTATCGGTATGATGAGCGAAAATCTATACAGAGGACAAAAAGACAGACGCGCCATGCAGTATACCGATAATAAAGAAGTTTTAACAGAAATCCCTGCTAAGGCTCAATCAGATTGGAAGGAAAAAGGTCAAATAAAGGCAGGCGAAGCTTTGATGCGTTCTGATTGGTCAAGAGTTATACCTTTTGCCGGAAGTATGTCAGGGTTGAATGAAAGCTTCGATATAAAAAGTATCATAGATAAAAAAAATAAAGGTGAAGAACTTTCAAAAAAAGAAGTTGAACGGCTTAATGGTTATATTCTTGATGTTGCAGAGCAGAATCAAAGAGGTATTTCTTTTGGTGGCAAATTAATTCAAGGTGCATTGGAACTACCCTCTTTTGCAGGGGAGTTTATGGCAACGGGGGGAATTGCAACACTCGGCAAACAAGCTGTACAAAAAACTGTAACAAAGGGGCTTCAAAATGCTGCACAAAAAGAGATTGGCAAAAGGCTTACTGCTGGTCTGATAGAAGGTGCAGCCGGAGCTGTCACGCGCACATCAATCGGGATGCCGCAAAGAGTTGTTGAAAATTATGGTATGAGAAGATTACATGAATCTCTTGGTATTACCGATAAAGGGCAAGTTTTGTTAGAAACAGCAGATGAAAAACCCTATTCGACGTTTTTAAAAGCTTGGGGTGATACAGTTATTGAAAATTGGTCAGAAGAGATGGGAGGAGGTATTGCTGAAGCAGCAGGTTTATCTTTAAAAGGTGCCGGTAAATTAGTCAGTCCGCTTCAAGAAAAACTTTTTTCCAGAAATACAAGAGCAGCGTTTATAAAAGCTATTAGAAAGTTAAGACCTAACGCTACAGTTAAAGATATTATGACAAGAGCCGGTTTTAACGGTATTCTTGGTGAAATGGGGGAAGAACGTGCCGGTGATGTTTTACGCGTTATGTTTGGGATAGATGATAGACAAGACGTTTCTACGTTTGAAAAAATATGTGAAGCTATAAATCCCGGAGCAGAAGAATTATTGCTGGAACTGGGATTATTCTCAATTCCCGGTTCAATGAGTTTCGTTGCGTCAAAAGTTGCAAATCATCTTAGGGCTAAAAACATTAGTGAAGAGGATATTTCTGATTATATGAGATTGTCATCTGAACTGGAAAAAGAAAGTCTTTTATCCAATATTGCCCAAAATAACGACCTGGCTATTACAGAAAATTTTGAAAGTAATCTAAGAGATATTAAAAATCATTACTTTACGCAAAATCTTAATGCCGGATTAGAAAAGACAGAGGCTCTTGCAACGGCTGAAATTGAAGCTAATGCTGCAGCTATTATGTCTAAGCAATATGGAATCAGTCTTGATGAAGCAAAAGACCGGCTCGCTCTTAACGTTCAAAGTCTGACTGATGAACAGGCTGCAGAACAAATGCAGGCTGACACAAAAGTCTTGCAGGGCGGAATTGAGATGGAGGTTGAAAAACATAATCAAGTCCAATTCGATAGAGCAAATATTGAAGATAATTTTGGTGATAGTGTTGAAAATATTACAACTCTATTAAAAAATGATGTACTCAATGTAATAACAGAAAATAATCTTGATGATACGGAATTTAATTTGCAGGATGCTCGGATTTACGGTTCTTATGCAAAAGGAAAAAATAATGAAAAATCGGATTTAGATATTATTGTGCAGTACTCCGGCAATATGCGTGAAGATGATGCGTTTAACATGTTTGCTGATGCAGGACTTGTTATTGTCGACAAGAATGGAAATGAAATTAAAGTTGATGTTAATCCTATCAATATTGATAAATCTGGAACGATTGAAGATAATTTGAATTATTTTGATAGTTTGGAGCCAAAATTTCAGAGTATAGAATCTGCTGGAGCTAATGCAAACAATATTAATGAAGCCGTAAAAGAATGGGCTGAAAAAGGAGTTGAAAGCAAGTATTTTAAAAAATGGTTTGGGGATAGCGTTGTAAAACATTCCTCTACAGATAAACCTATAGTTGTTTATCATGGAACAGACTTTAATTTCTCTGAATTTCGCCCAGCTGGGGATTTTAATTTTCCTGATGCTGTTTATTTTTCAAGTAAAAAATCTGTTGCAAAAAGCTATACAAATACTGGCAATATAATACAATGTTATTTAAAACTAGAAAATCCGTATGTTGCAAATGCAAATGGGGCAAAATATAACGATTATTATAATAATCTTATGTCTGACATGGATTATGCTGTTCGGAACGGATATGATGGTGTTATTATAAGAAATATAAGAGATGATTGGGGACAAAATAAAAGAGGCGGTGCTGTTGCAGATACATATATTGTCTTTAATCCAGAACAAATAAAATCTATAAACAATCAAGGAACTTTTGATGAAAGTAATCCTAATATTTATTATCAATCAGCAATGAAAAGAAGTGAGTTTACTTCATTCAAAGATTTTTACATTGATGTATTGAATAATAAGCAGGCTAAGGAGAAGAAGCAATATAACCATCTGACAGGCGACGGTATTAATATAAGAATCCCGCATGATACTGTAATTCATGATGACAACAGACACAAGTTAACTGCTGATGAGTGGCAGGAATTACTTGACAATATTGATGATGTTTCTGATGCAGCATTAAGCAAGCAAAAATCAAGCTATGACGGCAAATCCGTATTATTGAAAATTAGTACACAGAATAATACTTACGGTGTTGTTCTTGAAACTTTTGCAAAAAACAATCCGCTTATCTCTACGGCTTTTATTGATACAGAACAAAATATTGATAACTGGATAAAAAATGAGGCTATCCCAAGCGGTACTAAAACCTCTTTCTTGGGCACTCGCCTCAATAATATTATAAGGTATATTCAACCAAAATTCAAGCCTTTTGTGCCTAAAACCTATTTTCAGGCAGATAATATTGATTCAAATATACAAAATGCACGCGGGTTTACATACAGGAGGTTTAACTTTGACGGAACTGTGAAGGATAACTTGATTGTTCTTCTTAAAAATAAATCTGATAAGTCAACTCTGCTGCATGAATTCGCGCACGTATATCTTACAACATTAAATGATTTGGCTAGAGATAATGCAAAAGCAAAAGCTGATTTATTAGTCGTAAACAAATGGCTTGGATACAATGGTATTGAATATACTGATTTTCAGCACGAAAAATTTGCAAATGGTTTTGTAGCTTATGTTAAAACCGGAAAAGCTCCGACATATGGGCTAAAAAAAGCATTTGAGCAGTTCAAAAGATGGTTGAATGAACTATATAATGAGCTGGTATATAGTGATGAAATTGAGCTTGATAATGAAGCAAAAGCGGTGTTCGATGAAATACTCGGCGGAAAGTCGCAAGAGGCCGTTGCAGAGCAGATAAAAGATTTTGTTAAAAAAGCTGAAAATAATGCTCTATTGAGATTAAGAGCGGAAAAAGTTGAAAAAAGAGAACTGCCGCAGAACATACTTACAGAATATCAGCGTAAATACCGCGATACAGCTTATGATATTATCTGGTACGCACTATCTCATATCAAGAAAAAAGAAGGCGGATTTGAAGAGCCGTTAGTAAAGGACAAACGTCAGCTTTATATGCTGTTTGGAAATGACAGCAAGGTAAGCAGTAAAAATAAAGGTATAATGAAACAGGCTGAAAAGCTTGAGTTTGTCTTAGGTGAGGTTGATGATGTCTTTTCCGGAAATGACGGATTCCTTTCTGAATGGGGTGAGTTCTTCAATGATCCGGGCATCGGACAAAACGAAGGAGCAGATACTACGCTTGCGCTCACAGCGCTTGATGTTATCAAACAGCGTAAATATTTGTATGAAACAGAAAAAGCTTTCGAAGGTATAAGCGAAGAAGATATAAAACGTGCGCAGTATGAATTAGATTATATTCTGGATGAATTTAAAAACAATTCTGATAGAGATTTAGTCGTTGCCGGATTTTTTGATTGGATAGAAAACCAGCCGGAATTTTTGCAGGAAGATTTTATTACGAAATGGGAAAACTCTACTAATGAGATTGAAAGGTATGAAGCCCTTACAAAGTTCGAGCAGGCAAAAGAGGATTTAAAACTGTATGCTGCTGCACTTAAAGGTTTCGGGAATTATTCATGGCAGTTTGCGGAATACGCAAGAAAAATTCTGAAACGTCTTGATTTCATGACAGAGCACGATAAGGCAAAAATTTTTGATAAGCTTAAAGATTTCAACTCTTTTCGTGAAATTGAAAGAAATCTTGATGATGTTATGGATTATGCAGAAACACTTAATGATGTTTCTTTACGTAGAAATCTTGCCGATACTATTGTAAATGAGGTTAAGAGAACAACTCCTATAATTAAGAACGGAACGAAGAAAACCCGTTACGACTACCGCACAAACAAATTATTTGAGCGTCTTAGATACTTGAATAAGCTTAAACAAGAAGAAATACAAGATTTATATGATGCCTATGTAAACGGCGAAATTGAGCGTCGTGCTTCTCAATTTGATGAAAATGGTACAATTACAGGTAAAACTGAAAATTATTTTGAAGATATAGAAAATTCATTCCTGCAGTTCAAAGCTAATGGTATGTATTATAATTCAACAGAACTATTGCAAACTCTGCTCAGTAAAATCCAGAATGCGAAATTCACTGGAAAAATTGCACGTGATGAGATGGATTTCGAACAAAGAATGAATCAGGAAAACTGGATTAACAGCTGCGCACAGGCTCTTGAAACTCATAGAGGTAAAAGTGGAAAGATTGAAGAAATTTACTCAATGGAAGCAAATTTTGATTCAATGCTTTCTATGGTCTTTGATGATGATATTAAAAATCAGTTTTCTCTGGATGATTTATATGCACAGGTTGACGGACGTGTTGGAAAAGACAGGGAAGAAATTCTGAATAAAATTGCTGAAATTTTTGGGTTTAGCGGTGCGCTTAAAGGTGCAATGCTTAATAATAAATTTATTGAGATGGCAAATGAAAAATTTACCATCAAGCAGAGATATGCAAATAAAGAAAGATGGGGCTGGGAGCCTGTTACGCTTTCTAAGATGGAAGTCTTGTATTACTATATTCAAGCTAAAAATCCTGTTTCCTACAGTATGCTTACTGATATGGGGGATGAAACACATTCTGCAAAAGGTCAGTTTGATAAGTTTGAATTTGATGAGTTGTTGAAAAATCTTTCTGACCAGGAAAAACTTATGGGGGATGCTCTGCAAATTGCTGCAGAAAAATATTATAATGATTTGAATAAATACCACATCAAAAAACATCATATTGATTTAGGAAAAGCCACTTGCTATTTTCCCAGAAAATCTGAACTTAAAGAAATTAACGAGCTGGATTTATTTAACCAGTATACGGAAAAATCAACAAATCCAAAATTTGTAAAAATGCGCTCGGCCGGCCCTTCTATAAGAATTGCTCCTGCAAACCCTGTAAATGTTTTATTCAATCATATTCAAAAAGCAAATACCATTATTATCATGGGTGATAAGCTTGATTTGATGAATAAAGTTTTCAGAGATAATGATTTAGGGCAAAAAATAAAATCTGTATTTGGTGATACTGTATACAAAGAATTTATGCAGCATGTTACAGAAAATCTGTATGACGGTCAGGCAAAAGCTCTTTCTAATGCAGAGGGTATAATTTCAAAGCTCATGTCTAATATTATTGGTGTTCCTATGTTCATTAAGCCGCAAGTCGGTTTAAAACAGGTTTTAGGGCTTATAAATTACGGAGTTGGCGACGAATATGTCGGAACGCTGGAATGGATGAAAGCTTTTACTAATGTAATAAAAAATCCGAAATCTGCAATAGATTTTATGATGCAGGATGAATATCTAAAAGACAGGCTTACGCGCGGCAACATGAATGAAGCTATGAAGAATCAGATTGATAATAAGCTTTCTTCAAAACTTAGTCTGCTGACTGATTATTTCAGTTTGAATATGAGATACGGTGATTTATTTAACCTTACTCTTGGCGGAAAGGCTTATATTGATGTGCTTATGTCTAAGGGATATACAAAAACGCAAGCATTTGAACTATTCCGAAAAAAGACGATAAGCGACCAGCAGTCAAGTATTGCTTCAACTTTATCTAATCTGCAGCGAAACAGTAAAAATAATCCCTTTGCAAGATTGCTTTTTGCTTATCAGAATACTCCTCATCAATATTTTAGAATTTGTGCCAATGCGATTATTAAAGCAAAGCGTGGTAGAATGAGTAAATCTCAGGCTGTTAAAACAGTATTTATATACTGGTGGTTTCTTCCGTTTATTTTTAACATGGCAGGAAGTTTGTCGCCAATCACATTAATTGCAACCGGTGATCCGGATGAACTTATTAATGATATGCTTATTGCTTGTCTTGGAAGTATCTCTTGTATTCCGTTTTTCGGTGAAATGGCAAGAGCATTATTTGCAGGAGTAACAGGTTCAGAATATTTTGGTAACAAAGACTGGTTTACAAGAGCTAATGAAGCAATTGTAAGACCTATAAATAAATTTAGAAAAGGAAATCTCAGATTTGAAGATATCTTAAAATCACTTGAGATATTTGCTCAAGGGGTTGGAATCCCTCTTGAAGAAATTGATACACAGTTAGAAGCTTTCGGCGATTATGCAAATGGGGATTTCGGAAAAGGAGTTATTAAAACTCTTGGGTATTCGCGATATAGAGCAGATGCTGTAACAGGTGACAAATAGCTATATTGTAGACAAACATTGAAAATTATAATATGATAAGTATGCAGATATTTTCTGCTGTGGGTAAATATCCTACAACTTACAACTCCTCTGACACACGAGTAGTGAAGGACAACGGTCAGAAAGGAGGGTAAGAGATGACGTTGTTATTGGAAACAATAATAAAAGCCCTAGTTGTACTAGAGCTTTTAGCTAAATTGATTTTAGCCATCATCGAAATGTAGGTGTGAAGTGGAACTCTAAGGAAATTGCTCTTTCTTAGGGTTCCCCCTACATGTTCATTATTTATTATTTTCTTCTGTTTGTCAAGTGTAAGAATAGGAGAAAGTAAAACATGATACCAGATATTACACCGGTTAATACTTGGGCTGGAAACGGGTCAAATACTACATTTGATTTTGATTTTCTAATAAACAAAGAATCAGAACTGCAAGTATTGCATACATCAAAAGATGGCATTCAAACAGAGCTGCAGCTTAACAAAGACTATACAATTTATCAAATAGGAAATGAAAACGGAAGCTATATAACATTTCCCATCTTAGGGAGCTCATACAGCGTACTGTCTGATGATGAAAAAATTTCACTTGTTCTTAATATTCCAAAAGCTCAGACTTCCCCTTATGGAACATCTTCAAAATTAAATCTTACGGCTCTGGAACATTCTCTTGATTATATCGTACGATTAATACAAATGGTTGATAGAAAAGCTGACAGAGCTGTAAAGGTTCAGGAAGGTTCTGGCATATCACCGGAAGAGTTAATTAATTCTCTGAAACAATCTGAAATCAATTCCAGAGATTATGCTCAAACCGCAATAGATAAAGCACTGGATGCAGAAGAAAGCGCGCAGACAGCTAAAGAGCAGGCTGATATTGCAACTCAAAAAACTCAGGAAGTTGCAGACCTTTATGACGGCGCTATTGTTGATATTACCCAAAGACATAATACTGCAGTAGAAGATATTGAAGCACTGCGTCAGAGTTCTGTAAATGATATTAACACTAATTGCGAAACCACTTTAAGCAGAATTACAGCTGCAGAACTGGAAGCAATTAATTCTGTAAATACAACTAAAACAAGTGCTCAGGAAGAAGCTTTACAAGCTGTGCAGAACGAGTGTGCAGAATCTCTTGCAAAAATAAGTTCAGCAGAAGCTGCTTCTAAATCTGAAATTGAAGCAGCTGTTACAGCTCATAAAAATGATATACAAACTTTTGTTGATAAAGTTTCTGCTGCAGCCAAAGATGATGCAGAAACAGAAATAGACTCTGCAAAAAATACGGCACTTTCTGAAATAAAAACAGCAAAAAATAATTCATTAAACGAAATCAATACTCAGGCGGAAACCCTTCTTGCCAATTGTCTTGATAGAGATGTAAGCAATATTTCCAGCTCCGGTGAAAGTGTTATACAAGAAATTGTAGATTACCCTAACCTTGTTACTAAAAATGAACTTTCAGAAGCTACATCCCTAAAAGGCGATGGTCTGCTTTATGAAGACGGGCTTCTTTATCTGACTTCAAACGGGGAAAAAGTATCAGACGGTATAGAAGTTGCCTCCGGAGGCGGTGGAGGAGGGGGCGGAGGTTATGCCGTATCCTTTAGTCTGACAACAATTACAGAGAGTTATATATACAAGGCTTTCGGGGAAACAGTAAATCTAAGTTATACTTATACAAGCGAACAAAACGAACCTGCAACTGTTCAGTATTATATAAATAGTGAACTTAAAGCAACTGCAAGAATTACCGGAAACGGGAATATAACTTATGATTGTACAAAGTATTTGAAAGAAGGTTATAACAGAGTTCAGGTTAAAGTAACAGATGCTTATGGCGGAGCACGTTCATTATTCTACACTATTAATACAATTTCTCTTAAAATTACGTCTAATTTTGACAGTTCAATACCGTACTCTTCACCTGTTGATTTTCGTTATACTCCGACCGGTGATGTTGATAAAACAATTCATTTTCTCGTTGATGGTGAGGAAACAACTGAACTGGTTAAAACCTCCGGAAGGCAGCAAAGCAAAAGATTTACTTTTGAGCACGGTGTTCATACTCTTAAAGTCTGGGCAACTGCAATCATTGAAGAAGTCGAGGTTACAAGTAATGTTCTTTATTACGAAATTATGTATATTACAGGTGAAGGAACTGTTATTACTTCTGAATTTTCCCAGACCGAATTTACTCAGGGCGACATTGTAACAATTGAGTATAATGTTTATAATGCTGCATCGCTGACCTGTCCGGTACAAATTTATGTAAATGACGTTCTTGTATCTGACCTGGAGGTAGACAGAAAACGGCAGAGCTGGAGCAAGGCTATAAATGAATACGGCGAGGTTGAGATAAAAATTGTTTCCGGAAATGTTGAAAAAGTTTTTATTATAAATGTCGCTAAAATTGAAACAAATGTTGAAGCTGTTACCGAAAATCTGGAGCTGTATCTTACTGCGAATGGTAAGAGTAATAGTGATATTACGCGGAATGAATGGAAATTTAATGAGATTGCATGTACTCTGTCCGGCTTCAACTGGGTTAATAACGGCTGGATCAATAATGCCCTGAAAATTTCCGGCGGTGCCAGGCTGCAAATACCTGTACAAATTTTTTCTTCTGATTTCAGAACAAACGGTAAGACAATTGAATTTGAATTTGCGACATCAAATGTAGCTGACTATGATTCAATATTAATAGACTGTACAGAAGAGTCAACAGGCAGGGGATTTAGAGTCGGTGTACAAAAGGCCGCGCTTAAATCAGAACAGTCAGAAGTATCTGTAAAATTTAAAGAAGATGAGCATGTAAGATTATCTTTTGTTATAGAACCGCGCTCTGCTAATCGTCTGATTTATACATACCTCAATGGAATTTTATCCGGTCTTGCACAGTATCCGGATGATGATGATTTTTCACAAATAAGCCCGCTTAATATTTCAATAGGCAGCGATACTTGTGATATTGATATTTATAATATCAGAGTATATGATTCATACCTTACCGAGCATGATGTCCTAAATAATTATATTGCTGACACGTCTGATACCAGCGAAAAACTTAAATTGTTTACGCGTAATGATATCTATGACAGCTATGGAAAAGTTGTTTACGAAAAAATTCTCAATCAGCTTCCTATTATGGTAATAACAGGGGATTTGCCGTCTGCTAAAGGTGACAAGAAAAAAGTTTCTGTACGATATGAAGATATAACTGATTCTTCAAAGAATTTTACAATGGATAATGTAACTATTGATGTTCAGGGCACATCATCACAGTATTATCCAAAGAAAAACTATAAAATCAGTAAGATGCCGGAAGAGTATAAATTAAGAGAAAACTCTATTCCTGAAAAAGTTTTCACGCTAAAAGCTGATTATATGGAATCATCCCATGCGCATAACACCGGACTTGCAAAATTTGTAAATGACCTTTATGAAACAAAAACTCCGCCGCAGCTGCAAAATGAAAACATCCGTACTGCGATTGACGGATTTCCTATTGCAATATTTTATAAAGCAAGTGCTGATGCTGAAATGAAATATTTTGGAGTTTATAACTTTAACAATGATAAAGGAAATGCAGCAACTTTCGGGTTTACGAATGGATGTGAAAGCTGGGAAGTTACAAACAATACCTCAGACAGATGTCTGTTTAAGAGTGATGATTTCTCTGATAGAGCTGCGATGCTTACTGACTTTGAAGCACGATATCCGGAAGATTACACCGATACTACACAGCTGGAAAGATTAATAAAATGGGTTGTGCTTTGTGATACAGAAAAAGCAACAGGAAGCGACATTACACCTGTAACAATTGATGAAGTAACTTATACAAAAGATACTGCTGATTACAGGCTTGCAAAATTTAAGAATGAGATATCTGATTATTTTAATAAAGATTTCCTGCTGACTTATTATATTGTTTCAGAGTTCTTCGGTATGGTAGACAGCCGCGCAAAAAACATGTTTCTTAATACTTATGGCGACGGTATCTGGTACCCTGTATTTTATGACCTTGATACTTGTATCGGACTGAATAATGAAGGTGTGAATAATTTTAATTTCGATATTGAGTATCATGATGTAATAGGAACAGAAGGTGTATTCAACGGTGAAAAATCCGCGCTCTGGAATATGGTTGAAAAAGCTTATCAAGCTGAGATAGAAGAACTTTACAATTCTTATAGAAATTCCGGAGTGTTAAGTTATGAACGCGCAATGGAGTATCTATACGATAGTCAGATTGCAAAAATTTGTGAAGCTCAATACAATGAAGATGCGAACTTTAAATATTTATCACCGCTTTTGGAAGATAATATTGCAACCTATCTGTATACTGCACAGGGAAGCAGAATTGACCATATCAAATGGTGGCTGTACAACAGATTTAAATATATGGATAGTAAATATATTGCAGCAGACTTCCGCTCTAATTATTTAACAATGCGTCTGTATACTCCGTCATCCTGGCAGGATGTTGAACCTAACGCAGAAATAACCGTTACACCTTACATTGACCAGTATGTACGTATTAAATATGGTGCTTATGATGTAGGAGTCAGGGCTGTACATGATGTTCCTGTAAAAATTACACCGCCGGACATTCAGTTTAATGATACTGAAACAATTTTATACGGCGCTGATAAAATTACTTCGATTGGAAATCTTGCACCGCTTTATGCCGGTACAATTGATGTATCAAAAGCAGTTAAATTATCTGAGTTAATTATTGGTGCCGGAGGCAATTATAACAATACAAATCTGAAATCTTTAACACTGGGAAACAATGTTCTTCTTAATAAATTGGATATAAGAAATTGTTCTGCTCTCACCGGAGCACTTGATGTTTCCGGGTGTACAAATTTAAGAGAACTTTATGCAGAGGGTACTGCTCTTAATTCCGTAAAATTAGCAGATGCAGGAATGATAACAATACTCAGGCTTCCTGATACGATTACTAACCTTACGCTGAAAAATCAAAATCATATAACAGATTTTGTATGCGGGCAGGCGATGACAACTCTTGTGATAGAAAATTGTAACATAGATTCCCTCTCATTACTCCGGAATACAAATCCAAATAAAGTAAGGATAACGGGTATTGATTGGAATCTGGAAGATTTTACGCTGCTTGACAGAGTTTATGCGTTAACCGGTGTTGATGAAAATGGCTATAATACCGAGCACGGTGTTATAGCTGGAACAATCAGAATGTCGAATGTTAAAGAGTCTATTGTTAATGAATACAAGAAAAAGTTTGTAGGTATTACCTTTGTTGTCAGTCAATACGCTGATGAAGATGTGATAAGGACTGATGCAGGTGATGTTATTACTACAAATGATGGTAAAGCATTATTAATGACCGGAGTGTAAAAAATTAAAAGGAGGAAATATGACAGACTTTAAAAAGATTTATGAGTTAGAAGTTGTTGATACTGTTGAAGATACAGACCTATTCATTGTTGAAACCGGTTATGGAACAAGAGCCGTAAAAATTTCAACGTTCAAGGCTTCTGATTCAGTAATAAGTTCTGCTGTACAAGCTGCATTAGATTTAAAAGCAGGCTTGGAGGAGTTCAATACATTTAAGGCAAGTGTTGAAGCAGAACTCAGCGGATTAGAAGAGTTGCTGCAGACTGTTTAGTAAATACGATAGGAAGGATAAAAAATGACTATAGCAAGTGAGATAACGAGAATTAAAACGAATATAGCTAGCGCATATACTGCGCTTGAAGAAAAAGGCGCAGTTATTCCGGAGGTGCAGAATAGTGATAATTTGCCGGAGGCAATAAGTAGTATATCAAACACTGGTGCTGCTACGGGAACAATGAGGGAATTTTGGGCTGTACCAAATTCATATTTACAATTAGACAATGAAATGACCAATGATGCTCGGCTGGTAAGTTTAAGAACACGTATTGATCAGCGTATGAGTTCTTTTGGTTGTGCTTTTTTACCAGTGGCAGGCAATTCAATTACTGTAACTTATGACAGCGGGGTTCGAGCAATAAGAACCTCTGATGGAGCCTATTATGAACTTACTAGTGGTCAAACACTAACGCATACTTGGGATAGCACAATGGATGCCGAAGATGGATACAGGTGGATAATATATTATTTTGTAGATGAATATGCTTCATCTACAGCAACAAAGTCCGAATTTGAGACTAGTGCTATGACTAAGGCAGGAACTTTCTATACCTCGTCTGAAACAAGTAATAACAATGGTTATGGCCAGCTATATCGTTATGCGAAATATCTAGTGATTAATGCATATATTAAATACAACAATTTATTCGGTGACTGGGGAAGCTCTGTCAGTGGGCTGGATTCTTTTAGAACAATCGGCGACGGTTTTATAGCTGCAAATGCAGTATCAATATTTAGCTTTTATCAAGGCTCTTATCGCATAAAATATTTCCCATCTATTGAGGATGGATTATTAACAATAGAAGATGGTTATGTGATAACAAAAGATAGTACACCTACTTCTAACTCTTATTACTTAAATAATTATCCCAAAGGTTTAGATTTGTCCGGAGTTACAGATGGATCTTGGGACTTAACGAATTTATACAAATATTTGACCTCTTTGTATGTCAAGATACCTCCTGTCGATATTATTTTATCTAGGTCTACCTCTGTTAGAGATATATTATTATCAAAGACAAACTGGCAATATATTGCTGACAATGCACCTACTGTTGAAGCAAAAACTCTAACAATGGGCAATATAAATATAAAAACTTGCGGCGGGGAAGATTCTGAGATTATTACAACATTGAAGAATAAGGGCTGGACTATAGCTTAGTTCTGGAATTTTTTAGAAAACTTAACAATATCCATGAGTATTGATATGAGATGCTCTCTTTCTTCTTCATCTTCAAAGCCTTCTGTCATATTAGAATCTACGAAATCAATAAATTCTTTCATCACAGTAAAAAGTTGGTGGGGATGATTGAATGACATCATCTCACGTATAATTTTGTATTCATTTAAATCTTCTACATTACCCATACTTTAAATATTAACACAAAGAAAGGAATTTTATTATGAACAAAGAATTATTGGAAATTATTAAAACAATCTTAGCAATTACTCTGCCTTGTATCAAAGAGCTCATTGAATCAAAAGTTGTGCCTTATTTAAAGCGCAAAGCTTATGAAAAGGTTGATGGCAAAATTGACGCATTGATTGAAGATTTGGCTCAAAACGCAAGTAAGATATCTTCTGAACAAAATGAAACCAAGAAGCAAGCCTACATCGGCGGTACAAAACTCGGTCTTGAAACAATTCGTGCAATTGCTCAAAAGCTTAACCAAGCTGCTGATGAAATAGAAAAGGTTTTATAAAGGGAACTGTTTGATGGATGAAAAATTAATTGAATACGCTCCTATCGTTATCGTCATCCTCATGTTCATTTGGCAAAACAATGTTTTTGTACGACCTGAACAATTAGAAAAGAAGCACCGTGAAATATTGGATGACGTTGATGAAAAATTTAAAAATAAGTATGTAGAGTTAAATGCATATAAGGAGTTCCAAAGTCATGTACTTAAAGGGATAGAAGATGCAAATACAGGTATCAATGAACTTAAAGAATTTCTTATTGGAAAGGGAAGAGGCTGATGAATATATCTGAAAACGGAATAAAATTATTAAAGGAATTTGAGGGTTGTGTTCTATATGCTTATGATGATTTGGACGGATGTTATCCGCATAAAAAGACCAATGCAAGTTCTGTTATTAAAGGAACTTTAACAATAGGATACGGCCACACTGGTTCTGATGTAAAAAAAGGACAGGAAATAAGCCCTGAAGAAGCAGAAAGGCTTTTAAAGATTGATTTAATTATACATTGCAATAACGTAACCAGGTTGGTAAAAGTGCCGCTTACTCAGAATCAGTTTGATGCACTTGTATGTCTTGAATACAATATCGGATACGGTAATTTATCTAAATCAACACTCTTGAAGCAGCTGAATAATAAAAATTACAAAGAAGCTGCAGAACAGTTTGCAGTATGGAGATTGTCCGGAGGAAAAGTGCAAAGCGGACTTGTTAAAAGAAGAGCAAAGGAAAAAGCGCTTTTTCTAAGTTGATTTTTTCTCTCGTGTTCCCCGATTTCTGGTTATCCCCATGTCAGGTCATGGGGATTTTTTTATTGTAATCACTCAATAAGCGTGATAAAATCATAGATATTATAGAGATTTTATATTTTGAAATCATTTGAAAAAGCTTGAAAAAGAATTGTTTTCTTTTCGAGCTTTTTTATTTTTTATGTGTCGTATTTGTGTCACAGATTTAAAATTGTTTTTCAAGTTATGCGAGTTTAAGTAGGTCATAATCAGCTCCACAAAAGAAAAAGTTTGCCAACTGGTGTTAGCAAACATTAAATAAACACGAGGATATTAAGAGAGAGTATAAA